CGTCACGGTAAACACCGGCGGCACGGTCAGCCTGTTCAAGGACGGCGAAGCCAGCGCAGTGTCCAGCGCAGTGACCATCGGTGCAGACACCATAGCTACAGTGACGTGTGTCAGCGCGACCAAGGCGATCATCGCCGGGAGTGGCCTGACATGAGCAGCGTAGCGAGCATGATGGCACTGACTAGCACCGTTAGCGGCGGTGGCGGCCCCGGCACCATCACGTTCACCACGACAGCCTCCACGTCCAGCCACAGCGAGACCCACACGGCAGACGCCACGTGGTCAACCTCGGGTGACATCATCATCCACGACGGCTGGAACCAGCAGAACACCAACGAACACGATGTATCTGACAAGGCTAACCACGGCACCTTCACGGTTGCTGGTGCCGACGTCACGGTTGACGTTGAGGTCTGGGGCGCAGCAGGCGGCTCAGGCCAAGGCTTGTTCACCGGCGTTGGCGGTGGCGGCGAATACCGCAAGGCCCGCATGGTCCTCAAGCCCGGCACCTATTACTGGATGGTAGGCGGCGGCGGCGGCGTCGGGACTAACTCCGGCGACCGTCAGGGTTCTGGCGGCTGGGGTGGCGGCGGCTCGTCTGGTTCCTACAACGGCGCTGGCAACGACGCTACGGCCTTCGGCAACGGCGGCGACATCTCCAGCATCAACAACACCCGTAACGCTCTCGGCGCGGGTGGCGGTGGTCTAACCGGCATCTTCGGTGCGACCTCGGCCAGTCAAGCGGACGCCCTCCTCGTCGCAGGCGGGGGTGGTGGCTACGGCTACGATAACGGGGGCGGTGCTGCCGTTAGGGGTAAACCCGGCGGTGGCACTGGTAATGGCTCCGCGACGACCTCCGCAGGTGGTACCGGTTCTGACAACGGGGCTGCCGGTAAGGGCGGTCACGGCATTGCCCGAGGTGGTGGCGGCGGTGGCGGCTACTGGGGCGGCGCAGGTGGTTACGATAGCAACAACGACCAGTCCGGCGGCGGTGGCGGTATGGGCTACACTGTAGCGTCCGACGGTCACGCCCTCGTGGGCACCGTTTCGAATACCACCACGACAGCTGGCTCAGGCCAGAACGCCGGTGGCTCCAGCTCGGCCAACTTCATCACCAACCTCGCGACCAGCACCAGCAATAGTAGCGTAGCGGGCCGAGGTGGCCGACTGGCAATCACTATCGTCTAAACACCCTCTATACGGCCCTCAGAAGCTCGAAAGACCAGAAAGGAACCTTAAACAATGACAGAGACTAAACAGTGGTACACCAGTAAAACCGTATGGGCCGTACTGGTCATGCTCGGCAGCGTGGCCGCACGTAACGCAGGCGTAGACCTCGGCCCCTTTGAAGACGAAATCGCTGGCCTGATACTTGATGGCGTCGCGCTAGTGGCTGGTGCTGTTGGCCTGTGGGGCCGCATTGCGGCTACTGCGCGCATCGGAGGCTGACACTGTGACCGACGCAGAGATTGCGGCAATCGCCAAAAAGGCAGCCGAAGAGGCCGTAGAGGAAACTTTGCGGCGTCTTAACCTGCACGATGACGAAAGCGGGCAGGACCTGCACGACCTACGTGAGCTACTGAGTAGCTGGCGGTCGGCTAAGCGCACAGTCGGCACTACTATCACGCGCAGTGTGACGCTGTTTATTCTCGGTATGCTTGCGTTAGGGGCAGTAATGCAGATACGCAAGCAACTTGGGGGCGACTAACTTGTCTAATGCTCTTACCGAAAGCGAAGAGGTCATGGCCGCGTTACACACGGCTGTGGCCCAAGAGCTTTACCAGCGTGTGACAAATGGCGAGGCCAGTGCGGCTGAGCTAAGCGTGGCAGTCAAGTTTCTCAAAGACAACCACGTAGACATGATGCCAAAGGCAGACAGCGACATCGCTGCACTGTTCGAGGCCATACCGGACTTTGATGGTTAGCGAATGGTAAACTTATCGGTCAAGCGGGGCGAGAAGCTCAGCACAAAGAAGGGTGCAGGCCTGACAGCAAAGGGCCGCGCTAAGTACAACAAGGCAACCGGTAGCAAGCTCAAGGCTCCCGCACCGAACCCAAAGTCAAAGGCTGACAAGGGGCGCAAGAAGAGCTTCTGCGCGCGCATGGGCGGGATCGTCAAGAGAAGCAAGAATGCTGAGCGGGCCAAGGCCAGTATGCGCCGTTGGAACTGCTAAAAAGAAAACGGCACCGCTGCTGGATGAAGGACAACGGTGCCGCGCTTGGGAGAAACTTTGGTGACAGTGAGGGTCCCAAATGATCAAGCTGGAAAACCTTACGCAAGCGTAATTATGGTGTCAACCAAGAAAACCTCTGCGAGCCGGATTAAGTCGGACTTCCGTGCATTCCTTTGGCTCGTATGGAAGCATATCAACCTACCTGAGCCTACTCCGGTACAGATCGACATCGCGTCTTACATCCAGCATGGTCCGAAGCGGTGCATGGTGCAGGCGTTCCGTGGGGTCGGTAAGTCCTACATCACGTCTGCATTTGTGTGCTGGACACTGCTGCGTAACCCGGAAGAAAAGATACTGGTAGTCAGCGCGTCGAAAGACAGAGCAGACGCCTTCTCGATCTTCACCCAGCGCCTGATCAATGACATCCCGATCTTGCAGCACCTCAGGCCGCGAGACGACCAACGGAACTCCAAGATCAGTTTTGACGTTGGGCCAGCCGAACCGTCACACAGTCCGTCCGTAAAGTCCGTGGGAATTTCTGGCCAGCTAACTGGCGCACGGTCAACGCTGTGCGTGGTTGATGACGTAGAGGTGCCAAGCAACTCGGCGACACAACTCATGCGAGACAAACTGAGCGAGCTGGTCAAAGAGTTCGATGCTGTCCTGACACCCGGCGGGCGCATCATTTACCTTGGGACACCACAGACCGAAGACAGCCTCTACAACCGCCTTCCAGAGCGCGGGTATGACTTACGTGTCTGGCCAGCCCAAAAGCCGTCAGCGGCGCTTACAGAGGCGTATGGAGGCACTCTAGCGCCGTATATCCGAGAGCTAGAGGCTCCGGTAGGGCAAAGTGTGGACCCGAAGCGCTTTGACGATGACGACCTAGCTGAGCGCATGGCGTCTTACGGCAAAGCTGGCTTCCAGTTGCAATTCATGCTGAGCACTCAGATGAGCGACGTAGAGCGCTATCCGCTCAAGGTGCGCGACATAATCTTCCTGCCGCTCGATGGCGAGACAGCCCCGATGTCGATGACGTGGGGACCATACGAAGACAGGATGCTGAACGACATACCGAACGTGGCTATGCGCGGCGACAAGATGTACGGCCCGATGGCTATCTCGCCGACGACAGGGGAGTACACGGGCAGTGTGCTCGCTATTGACCCTTCGGGGCGTGGTGCGGACGAGACAGGCTTTGCAGTCTGTCGGATGCTTAATGGCTACCTGTTTGTGCCTGAGGCGGGCGGTTTGCCCGGTGGGTACGATGAAGACACCCTTGGGATGCTGGCTGAGATTGCTGCGCGCAATAAGGTAAACAAGGTGCTCGTTGAGGCAAACTTCGGGGACGGTATGTACACGTCGCTCTTGCGGCCTGTGTTGAACAAACGGCACCCTGTGATGATCGACGAAGTGCGACACAGCCAGCAAAAAGAAAGACGCATCATTGACACCCTTGAGCCAGTGCTCATGAGACACAAGCTCGTCATGGACCCACGGGTTGTCGAACAGGACTACAGGTCAGCCAACAAGTACGAACAGCACAGTCGGGTGAGCAAGATGCTGATCTATCAGTTGACCCGCCTGACATACGACAAGTTCATCTTGCGCCATGACGATAGGCTAGACGCGCTTGCTATGGCTGTCGGGTACTGGACCGACCAGATGGCCGTAGACGAGCAACGAGGCATTGCCGAACAGCACAACGAGGCCTTGCAGCAAGAACTAGACAGGTTCCTTGAGCTGACTGTCGGTAGCGCCCCGAACCGTAAGAACTGGATGGGTAGCTCTCTGGGGCGGTAGGTGGCTGTTCAAGCTTGCTGTTCTGCTTGCGTGCGAAGCACAGCCCTTAAAACCCCTAAAACCAAACTGTTAGCGCTGTCAGTCGCGAAAGTTGCCGCTTATAGGAAGACAACCTCGCACCTATAAGTACTATAAGTACTATAAGTGCTGACAGCACTGACAGTTTGAGGTTATGGATTTTATGTCCTACCGGACGCTTCTCAGAACAGCAGGCTTGAACCGCAAGCTGAAAGGTTACTGAACAGTACCTAAAGTGCTGTAAGGGGAACGAGAGGGGTCCTGTCAAGCAGGTGCACCCCGGCGAGCATTTCAGTGCAAAAATGTCTGCGGGTATCTTACAGAGACGATGCCGCGCGACCCCCCCTTAGGGCCGCATAATGTTGCCAAAAGTGCCGGTCAGTAGCGCAAACGCCAAGCATTACAGACACTTAGGATGCACCGACAGTGCATGCGGTAGCTATTTTGAGCGCTACCGGTCTGAAACTGAACGC